CGAAGGCAATGATGGCTGATGAAAAAATAGTCAGTAAGATTATTGCTGAAAAAGAATATTATTTAACTTCTTCTCAGTCAAAAAGACAAATTTGGAAAGAGTGCTATAAGCATTATATGTCTTGGATGGATAACACTAAAAATCCATACTTGGCTAATCTTTTTATTCCAAAAACTCACGAAGCTGTAGAACTGCTTGCGGCTTTTTTAGCAGGGACAAATCAAATAATAACAGCAGAGCCAGAGGGCGGAGATGACACAAAGAAAGCTCAAATTGCGGAAAAGCTATTAGCATTCCAGTGGCGTAAAGTCCTAAATGGCAGGGACAAAGTTGCAGATTTCATAAAACAAACAATATTATTCGGTAATGGTATAATAAAACTTGGCTGGGATATGGACGGCGACAGAGATGAACCATTTATGGAAGCAATAAACCTACCTGATATTTATATGGACTTTTATATCAGGGATATACAGGAAACAGCTGTAATACATAGAATAATAAAAAGCATAGATGATGTTAAAAATGATAAAAGATATTCTAAAAGCAGAAGTCAAATAATTACTATTTCAGATAGCCAACAGGAAGAAAAGAACACACAATTTAGCGCTTATGACAGCGCGTTATCTGCCGATACTGATCAAGTGCAAAAAACAGAATTATTAGAATATTGGACAAAAGACAATAAAGAAATGATAACAATTGGTTCTACTGGCGCTGGTTGGAAAATCTTAAGAAGGATTGACAATCCTTTTAAGGATAGTGATGGCAAACAATTTAAGCCATTTGTTAAGTCAAAATTTAAAAGCTCTCCACTTACTAACAGGGCTTATGATATGGGCGCGATAGAGCCAACATTAAAACTACAACAAGCGTTCAATGATATGATAAATGAAATCTTTGATAATGTTTCTCTGATTAATAATAAGCAATGGATAAAACGCAGGGGCGCGAATATCAATCCTGGTGATATGGTCAGGAGACCAGGCGGGATAATAACAGTTGATGATATTAACGCGGATATACGAAGTGAAGAAGTAAGCGACATAAAAGCTTCAGCTATACAAATGCTCTCTATATTAGACAATGAGTTTCAACAAGCCTCTATGGTTGTAAACTTATTAAAAGCAGTGCCAGGAGCTAATACGGCAACAGAGGCGGCGTTAGGACAGCAGAATGTTCAAACTTTATTAGATTTAGTAGACGGCAACATAAAAACAGCTCTTAGTCATTTAGGCGGTATGTTATTAGAAATTGATATGGATAACATACAAAAGAAACAGATAATAAAAATATTTGAAAATGAAAACCAAATAGGATTTTTAGAAGTAGAGCCAAAGATGATTAAAGGCAAATTTGATGTTAAAATTGAAGCAGACAGAAAACCGCAAGAAAGCAAGGCAGTTCGACAAAAACAGTTATTAGACTTTTTAGCTATTATTTCTAAGGATGAAGCAGTCCTACAGCAATATCCAGAAGCAAGAATTAAAATATATAAAAAATGGCTTGAAGAGGCAGGATTTTCAGACACAGGTTATTTTTTTGAAGAAGAACAAAAACAAGGACAATTTAAGATAGGAATGCCTGCAACGCAATCAATTGGCGGAGTTAGCCGACAGCAAGGGTTAACTACTCAGGCGGTCGAACAAGCTGCTCAAAGTCCATTAATGCAAGCAGGCGCTCAGAGAATATAATTATAATAATTTTGTGGCAAGGAAAATATAAAAAATATGAAAGGAAGTTTATCAATACAAGAAATTTTAAATGATGTATATGATGCAACTAATCATATATTAAATGCTGAAGGTTCAACTTATACTGGGGACAAAACTATTACTGGTAATTTAACTATTACTGGCTCTTTAAACTTCGGCGATGCTTCAACAGACATTCTAACTATTACAGGTTATATCCAAGGTTCTGTCTCAGGAAAAACTTATATTAGTTTAGGAACAGGAACGCCAGGTAATTTAGGAACACCGCAAATTAATGATGTATTTATCAAAGGCAGACTTGAAGTTGACGGCAATCTTTATGCAGATGGAAAGATTTATGCTTCTGCGATAGAACGAGTGACAGGGGGTGCATTAAACATAACTTTAGGTTCTGCGGTAGGTGATGACTTCATTATAGGCACAACAGGGTTTGTGTATAAGGGGGATACTAATAGGGTTGGGATTGGGACGGCGACGCCAGCTGAGAAGTTAGAGGTGAATGGAAATATGAAAGTAAATGGGTCTATTTACTCATATGCAGTTACTCCGGTTATACAAGCCTTAGTCGATACAGTAGACAAGCCAAGAATAATAATGGATGTTTCTAGTGGAGCGGGACGGCTCTATACAACCAGAAATAGTGGAGCTAAGCAAGCCTTAACGTTCGGGATAGATGTAGTAGAGAGAATGAGAGTAGATATAAGCGGCAACGTTGGCATCGGGACGACGACGCCAGGGGGACTCTTGGCTCTCAAGGGGACGCTGTCCTCTGCTCTAACAGGAACAGTGGCAGTAACCAATTTGTCTACAGCTGTGGTAGGTGTTGGCACTCTATTCACTACAGAATTAGCTGTAGGTGATAGTATCAAAATTGGCACTGAAGTTTTCACAGTTTCTGTAATTACTAATGCCCTCAACCTTACTCTTGATAGCGCCTATCAAGGAGCAACCGCATCTGGTTTAACTGCTTATCGCGACCCTACCTTGTTTGCCATTGATAATGGGGATGCGATCAACAAGTTGACGATAACAAGCACCGGCAACGTCGGCATCGGGACGGCGACGCCATTGGAGAAGTTGCATGTTTATGGCGGTCAGGGTGATACAGAAACAACAGATGGAGTTATAGCAATTAACAAAAAATCAAGCACAGGTAATGTTTTAACTGGAAAAATAAGATATGAGAGCGACGGAACAAGTCATGGGAATATGTTATTTCAAGTTAAAACTACTGCTAGTGGTGCTGAAAACGATGCTTATTATACAAATGCTTTGGCTATAGACGGACAAAACGGCAATGTCGGCATCGGGACAACGAGCCCAACTTCACTTCTCACTGTTGTAGGTCCAATATCAACTCGAGCACCAGCAACTAAAACGGCTGCATATTCAATGATAGCAACTGACTCGTCCTTAATTTTCAACGGCGTTGCAAGTATCATTTTAACCTTGCAAGCCGCTTCAAGTTATACGGGTCGTATTTTATATGTTAAAACGATTGCTGCATTTACAATTGATAGTGCATCTGCAAATGTAGTGCCGCTTGGGTCGGCAACAGCTGGAACTGCTATTCTTGCTGCTACAGCTGGGAAATGGGCAATGTTACAATCTGATGGAACTAACTGGGTTATAATGGCTGGAAATTAAAAAGGACAAATTCCCTGGATTAAAGGAAAAACAAAAAAAGATATAGAAAATTATAAGCTACTTAGAATTGCAAATTAAATATGAAAATACAAGGACTAATTAAATTTGAGAAAGGCAAAGATATTCCACAAAAAGTTTGGGATGCTTTGTCTTTTATAAGGACGCCTTTTGGCAAATACTGGACTAAAACTAAAACTTTTGAAAATAAGCAGGTCATTACTTTTAAAAAGCCAGGAATAAAACCTATTTTTTCAAAAATTATTAAATAAAATTATGAACATTGAAGAGCAAAAAACAAAAATTAAAAAAGAATTTGATGAAAAAGTTGAGCAATTAAAACAAACTCAAGTTGCAACTACGCAATTACAACAAGAATTGTTAATATTGCAGGGGAAGTTTCAGGCGTATAACGAATTAGAGGAAAATGAAAATAAAAACAACAAAGATCTTAAAGATAAAGTTGCTAATAAAAAATAGCAATTAAGTTTTCACAATAATTATGACTTATTTAACAGAACAAGAAATTTGGGCTTCAGTTCACGATGAGGCAAATAATAGAATTTGCACATCAGTGGGAGTTGTAAACACTGCTTCTAATACAGGCGGTCTTAGCGCGCAAGAAATTTTAAATAATGTTTATGATAGCGCGAACAATAGATTAACAGCTAACTAAAATTATGGATAATGAAGAAATAAAAAAAGCATATAAAGAAACAATTAATACAGCGAGAATTGCTGAAAATTTATTGTCAAGTAAAGGATGGGATATTATAGAACAAAGAATTGAATTAGCTAAGAAAGATTTTTTAAATTTAATTTTAAATCAAGAAAAATTAGATATACAATTTTTAGAAAACAATAAAGGGAAAGTGCAAGCACTGATAGGATTAAAAAATTACTTACAAAGCCTGACAGATGAAGGAAATGAAAAAAAACAACTTTTAGAAGAATTAGATAAAAGATCTTAAAGTATTGCCTAACTCCAGTAATAGAATTATTTATTTCTATTGGAACGGCTATTAAATATATGATTGAAGAAAAAGTCCAAACTTCTGAGGGCGAAGGATCTCTAACCGCAATCTCAAGCGACGAGACTTCAACTGACGAAACGGAGGAGCAAGAGCAAGCTTCTAAGGTGAATGAAGTAGATTACAAAGAAAAGTTTTCTGCTTCTACTCGTGAAAATCAAAGGATACGAGATGAACACCGAAATCTCCAAGAAACTTTAGACCAAGAGAGAGTTAAGTCTAAAGAACTTGAAACATCGGTTAAGGAATATGAGAAACAATTAGCTGATGAAAATCCTGAGGCATTGGATATGTTAACACTTAAAAAGAAAGTAGAAAAATTGTCTCAGGATACTGCTTTACAGCGTGAAAATGCAATGATGAATGATTATTTAAAAAGTAATCCTGACGCTGATGAGCAAAAAGAAGCTCTCAAAGCTTTGGGAAGAACATTCCCTGACAGAACTTATGGAGACTTGTATGATGTATACTTTGCTCCATTAGTGAAAAAAGGGGAAGAAGCTTATCAAAGCAAGCTGTCTAAGAAAAAGGATTTTCAGGCAGAGACAGGTAAAGGGAATATTTCTAATAGTTTTTCTGATGAAATTGATTTAAAAGATTTTAGCAAATTGTCTTTAGCAAAAAGAAAGGCAATTTTAAAAAGAAAGAATATAGGGGAAATACAACTTTAGACTGTTATTTTAGTTAATATTTTTTTAGTAATCTTGTGGCAAGGAGGATTAAACGCAAATGGCTATTGGAACAACTACAACTACAGCTGCTGCGCTAAAAAACTATTGGCACGATTTCTTTTTAGAAAATCTATACGCTGATTTAGCGATGAAAGGCTTGACTAAGACCACTAAGGTAAGCAAAAACCAAGGTAAAGTTTGTTGGTGGGTCGGTGTTTCTAAAATAAATCCTATAGGCGCCGCGCTCTCCGAGGGTCAAGACCCAACAGCGCGTTCAAGTGCTGCAAGCAGGATTTCAGGAACATTGGCTGAATATGGTAATCTTATTAAGAATTCAAGGTTATTTATGGACGTATCAATAGACGGAACTAAGGAACAGATAATGAAAGATTTGGCAAAAGATGCGGCTAAAACTTTAGATGATACTGTTTTAGCCAAAGCGATTGCTGGTTCTAATGTTATTTATTCTGCAGGAAAGTTGCACCGTAGCGCTATGGTAAAAGCGGCTACAGCAACCATTAAAGACATCAGAAAAGCAGTCCGATTGTTACAACTTTCTTCTGTTCCACGATTTCCTGATGGCTACTATGTAGGTCTTGCTCATCCAGACATTGCTTATGATCTCCAAAGCGACAGCGCCTGGCAAGATATTGTAAAATATCGCGATTCAGTCAAGTATGATATTCCAAATGAATTAGGTAGAATTTGGGGAGTAAGATTTGCTTTAGCTCCAACAATTCCTATTTTGACTAACTCTGGTTCTGCTAACGCAGATCTCTATAGGACAATGGTTTTTGGACCAGACTATATGGGACAATCAGAATTAGGAGAATTAGAAGTTGTTATGAATGAACCAGGCAGGGGAACAGAATTAAAGCAATACAACACGTATGGATATAGATTTGTTTTAAGCACTGAAAGATTAGACGAATCTCGTGCCGTTAGAATTGAAAGCACAGCATCATTGGGGACAAACTAAGTTTGCTCCAATAATGTAGCGGGAGGGGCAATTTCATTTAATTGCCCTTTTCTACAAGAGAATAAATTTCAACAAGACGCTTGCCACTTTGTTGAATTTGTTCTCTTATAGAATGGTAAGCATATGAATACACAACAACCAAAAATAAGCTGTATTGTTTCAACTTATAACAAAGCAAAACAATTAACAAAAGCGGTTAATTCAATTTTAAAACAATCGGAGAGAGATTTTGAATTATTAATTATTGACGACAATTCTAACGACAGAACAAAAAGGATATGCAAGAAGTTAATGAAGCAAGATAAAAGAATTAGATATTTTAAACTGAACGAAAATCACGGACACGATGGTTATCCTAAGAATTACGGAATAAAACAAGCTAAAGGACAATATATTACGTTTCTGGATGATGATGATGTTTATAGGCAGGACGCTCTGAAAGTTCTTTACAATTTCATAAAACAAACAAAAGTAGACTTAATTTATGGAGATTATTTAATACATAATAAAGGAAAAGCAAAGCCAGGATGGTCATTAGATTTTCAGGCATCTCTACTGCAAAAGATGAATTATATAGCAATGAGCGTTGTAATGGTTAAAAGAAAAGCATTGTTTAAGGTTGGTGGCTTTAATGAAAATATACATATTCTCAAGGACTGGAATTTATGGTTAAGATTACATAAAGCAGGTTATCAAATATGCCATATTCCAATAATTATTACAGAAGTATACACAGGTGATCAGTCAATTAGTGATAAATATAAACTTATAGTAAAACATAATGAAGATGGGAGTTATTATTCAACAGAATTTAATCCTGCTGATTGCAAAATATATGCTGATAAAACTTGCTTAGGGACACAACGATTGTTAAGAGTAGCTATATTTACAATGACAAAAGACAGAAAATTTTATTCTCAAAAGATGCTTGAGAGTATGGTAAAAACAAACAATTATCCTTATGATTGGGTAGTTGTTGATAACGGGAGTAAAGATGGCTCTATTGAATGGTTGACTGATTGGGCAAAGAAGAACAAAGTTCCTTATGAATTTGTTAATAAAAATTAGTATATTCTAAGCTATATGCCAACTGGAATATACAAAGATTAAAAACATGAAACCAACAAAAATTTATATTAAAAGAAATAAAATAAATAAAGGTATTGCGGAAAGTTGGATGCAAGCTGTTGAAATTATTAAAACAAAAACAAACGCAGACATTATTATAAAAGCCGACAATGACGCAATTTTTATGACACAGAATTGGTTAAGGGATATGGTTAGTTTATTTAAAAGAAATACAAAGATTATATTAAGTCCTTATGTTGAAGGATTAGATGCCAGCCCAGGTGGAGTACTGAGACAGCGAATGAGTAATGAAATGCCTTATGTAATGATAAATGACAAAGTATTAGGGATTGTTCCATATTTGGGCGGTATTGTATGGGCAACTCCCGCAGAATTATATAATGGCTTTAAATTCCCTGATAACTTGCCAGGCAATAAAGACTATTTTATATCGCAATATGCTCGTAGAATGGGTTATAGTTTATTTTATATGGAAGAAGCTCGTGTTTACCACTTAGGGGGCAGTAAGGGGCAAGTAGTCGATTATAAGTAACAAATCGCAAATAAATGCTGTTTTAAGCTTTAAGATCTTTATGAGCGATCATAGGCAAATGATAGACATTAAAAAAACAGGGGAATGTTTCATTCCGACGCAAAGTAAATTAAACGAAATACTTGTAAATTTAGAAAGATATTTTTTTGCAATGAGTTTTTGCGAGGATAAAATAGTATTAGACGCTGGACACGGTTGCGGATTAGGAACTTATCTTTTTAGTTTAATTTCTCGTCGCACGATTGCAATTGATTTAAATGATGACGCATTAAAATATGCAAAACAATATCCGCACATTAAAAAGAAAGTTAATTTTATTAAGCTTGATTTAAATAAAGATGTTATTCCTGATTGCGATGTTGTTGTAGCTTTAGAAGTAATAGAACATTTAAAAAGCCCAGACTTTTTTTTAAGTAGACCAAAGAAAGGCACAAAATTAGTTTTTTCAATTCCATTAAACAGCCTTACAGTTTCACCAGGTTTTCATAAGCAAGATTTTCGTAATTTAGAAGATATTTCTGAGTTATTAGAAAGGTATTATGACATAAAAGAATATTTTACTCAATATGAGCGTTGGGTATACGGAGTTGGGATTAGGTTAGAATAAATTAAAAATATGTCAATAAAGTCAACAAAGGCAACAAAGGCAACAAAGGAATTTCTAAAAAATAATATAGCAAAATTTTCTTTAATAGTGGGTTTATATAACCATAAGAAATATCTGCGTAAACTAATAGAGAGTTTAGAAAACCAAACATATAAGAATTTTGAAGTTATATTTGTTGATGACGGAAGTAACGACGGAACTAAAGAATATTTTGGTTTAAAGCCAATATTCAAGTTTGATTATCAATATAAAAGACTATGGTTTAAAAAAGGAATGCGGTTGGCTAAGAATATAAATCAAGGGATAAAAGTAGCTAAAAGCGAATATTGTGTATTTATTATGGGTGATAGCTTTCCAGAAAAGAACTATTTAGAAGTATTTAACGTTTATGCGGATAAGAATAATTTATTATGTGGCGTCCGAATACAAATAGATAATAATAAAGCAGTAGATATTGATTGGCGCTTAAAGAAAAAAGTAATACCTGAAAAAGACGCTATTATCATAAATCAGCCGTATAATTGTTTCACAGGTAATGGATTGGTTATTCCAACACTTGCATTAAAGAAATACGGTGGCTGGGATGAAAGATTTAAAAAGTATGGCGGTGATGATAACGAATTAGTGGCAAGGATGTATTATAAAGGATATGTATGCTGGAGTTTGCCTCAGGCAATATTATATCATCATTGGCATAAACCGCAGGAAGATGAAGCGAAAAATAAAAAATTATTAAATAAAATACTTTGGAAATATGCAAAATAGTTTGACGCAAGTAAGCAAAAGGATTATAATATAGAATATATTAATTATAATTATATGCCCGCCATAAAACAAAAATTTTTTCTTTCTTTGCACGACTTCGGATTTTTATTAAACGGGCTTGATGATATAATAAGATTAAAAAAAATATATAAAGATTTTAAAATTACTTGTTTTTTAATTCCAATGTCAAAATTGTTTTATATTCCTGAGAATATAAAACATTTCAAAGTAAAAAAATATAAAGAATGGGCTAAAATAATAAACTCTTATGAATGGATGGAAATAGGATTACACGGGTTCGCTCATACATATAACGAAATGGATTGTTCATATCCGAAAGCCACCGAGACAATAAAGGCAACAGAGAATTTTTTAAATGAAATAGGATTACATTATAAAAAGTTATTTGTTGCTCCATATTGGCAATATAGCTGGGATAGTTTATTAGTGTTAAAAGAAAAAGGATACACAGTGGGCATTGACAGGAACCATCAACGACCTATTCCTGAAGGGTTAAAAACATATATTTATAATTGGAGTTATGAGGAAGAACTGCCTAAAAATAAAAATATAATTAAAGGACACGGGCATTTAGGCAAAGGACAATTTAAAAATGGTTTAGAACAGTGTTATTATAATATTATTAATCAAATTTCTGTTAATGCTAAATTTGGATTTGTTTCTGAATTAGCGCAGGAATAATTAAATTTATGGCGATTAAAAAGGTAACTAAAAAACTTGCTTCAGAAAAAAAAACAACAGAAACAGGGATTGTAAAATTATCTGAGAACGCTGTTGTTGACGCAACAGTTATGCAGAAAAAAATTAATGAAATTATTGATAGCATTAATGCATAAACTAAAAATATGCAGAAAAAATATGCAGATGCTTTGTCTCGTATTTTAAATAAAATAAAAATATGGGACGGAGTGGCAAGATATGAAAAAGAAAATATTTATTTTACATAATGGCACAGGCAGTAGGTTTTACAGACTTGTACCGCAGTTGCAATATATGCAGAGCCAGGGACATAAAATAATACTGTCTTCAAATGATGATAAGCACACAGAGCAAAAAATAGACTGGGCTGATATAATAATATTTCAAATGGTATTTTCTTTAGAATTAATTAAATATGCTAAGCAAAAAAATAAGAAAGTGGTATTCGAATGCGATGATTTAATACACAGAGTTTCTAAAACACATTATTCATACGAAGAAACAAAGGGGATTAAAAATAGGCTGAAATGGTGGAAGAGAATATATCAATGTTTTTCAAGGTGCGATGGATTTATTTCTACTAACAAAAATTTAGATAATTTATACGGGCGATTTGCTAAGAAAAGTTTAATATTTGACAATTATATTGATTTACCGCATTGGCTAAAAGAATATAAACCAAATACAACAGACAGAGTGAGATTATTATGGGCTGGGTCCACATCGCATACAGGCGACTTACAGATGATTAAGCCAGTTATCGATAAAATATTAAATAAATATCCACAGGTTCAGTTTATTTATGTAGGAACAGGAGGAATAAGAACAGACGATTTGCACGCTAAGTTTATTTATGGCGATGATTTATTTAGGGGATTACCTAATAACAGAGAAAGTATGTTGCCGATAACCGCGAAATTATGGCCGTATATTTTGTCAACATTGCAGGCAGACATAGCGATAGCTCCGTTGGAAAAGAATGATTTTAATAAATATAAATCACAGTGTAAATATTTAGAATATAGTATCAACAAAATCCCATCAGTTTGCAGTAAGTGGTTTTATACTAACGCGGATATAACAGCAGACACTCAACAGGAGTGGATAGATAAAATTTCATCTTTAATTGAAAATAAAGAAGAACGTAAACGACTGGGAAAACAAGCATATAAAAAAGTATTAAAAAATTTTGATATAAGAACTCACATAAAAGACTGGCAAGATTTTTTGGAGAATTTATGAATTTACTTCAAATAAGAGACAAAGCCAGACGATTGTGTAATATCACAAACACAACGACAATTACTAACGGCACTCTGAGCGCTGATATAAATACTGCGTATAATTTGTTATGTAATTATGTTGTAGAACTTAATGAAGACTTTTTTGAACAGCAGAAAGTAAAGAATAATTTAGTCGCTAACACAGCGCTGTATTCTTTACCTGCTGATTTTTTAAAACTGAAACAAGTTAGAGTAGCATATTCCGCTCCTACTGATGAAGGCGATTACAAGGTCGCCACTTCTTATGACCCAACAGGCGTAACAAATGTAGATATTGATGAAGAAGAAATTTCAACAAGCAATCCTGTAGTGGATATTACAAATACTAAAATACGAATTAAGCCAACTCCTGACACGAATGTTACAAACGGTTATGAACTATACTACATAGCAAGACCAACAGCTTTAGTGGCTACTGGCGATATTCCTGTTCTGCAATTAGACTGGCATCACTTAATGTCAATATACCCAGCTAAAGAAGCTTGTTCGCAGTTTGGTGATTGGAATAGATATAGTGTTCTGGAAAGAGAGTGGGAGAAAGGAATAGATAAAATGAAGAAAGCATTGGCAAGCAGAGATTTAAACAGACCATTAAGATTTAAAAATCCCATAGAGCAAGTTGTTAATAGAAAAACAACAGAGCTTTGGGGTTAATTAATATGTTAGGAAAGCCAAAGATACAATTAAATAATTTTTCTGGTATGAACAATAAAGGTTTATTTTTTCTTGAAGGAATGAGCGTAGAACAAATTAATAATCAAGATGTTTTAACAGCAGGTCCTTCTTCAAATTTTGTTCTTTCAGAAAATACAGCTAATTTTTCTGGGTTTCGACAGTTAGAAGGAATGACTAAAATTAATCACGTACACGAAGGACATATTATGGGAACAACAGGTTGGAAAATTTTTGACTTTCATAGTTATATTAGTAGTTACAATGCAGGTTGTGTTCATACAAGAGCTGCTACTGGGACTGGGACAGACGAAATAACAAGTTCATCATATCCTGATATTTTAACTACAAAAAATAATAATATTTTATATACATCAGCTAACCATTTAGGAATTGGATATAGAGGTAGATGCGCTCCAAGTAGCTCAACGACAAAAATAGTGGATACTAATGGACGAGATTTTGCAACTTTAGGCGTAAGCACATCCGCTGGATCTAATAAAGTTTTTAATTTAAAAATAAAGGAAGAATTTACAATTACTTCTATCACCACAACAAGTTCAACAAATGATACCTTAAATTTTACTGCGGGAGCGGGAACAAACAGTCCTGGTGATTATTTTATGGTATTTGTGGATAATTTTAAAAAATTTGATACAACTGTGGATGGAGGTTCGCGCGATTTTGTAAGACAAATGCTTGTATGGGGAGATAAGTATTATATTTTAAATAACAATTATTTAGCAACACTAAACCAAGATGAAACTACTTTTAACGCGACTGCCAAACAGCTGCCGATTGGTTCAAAAGGAATGTGTATGGACATTAACCAAGATAAGGTTTTAATTTCTGGAATGAAAAATAATTCAGGAGAATTATTATTATGGGATAGTTATTCTGATGGCTGGGTTTCTATTTTGGAAACATTTAGAGAAGCGCAAGCTATTAAAGCGTATCAAAATGGATGGATTATAGTAATTGGAGCAAAGCTTTATTTTACTGATTGTTATCAATTAAAAGTTTTAGCGGATTTTCCTGATTTAAGTAAATTTAATAATACTTTTTATACGCATTATAATGGATTAAAAATTATTGACAATAAAGTATATGTTACGAATAGAGGAGGAGCTTTAACAAGAGCAAAAGCAGGAGTTTATGTTTATGATTTTTCTCAAGGATGGTCTTTTATTCCTTTAACGAGCAATGGCGCAAATCAATTGAGTTATCAATTTTATCCTGGAGCAATTTTTTGCGCCACAGTCGCTAATATTGTCAGAGTTTTTACTTCGGCTGACTTTTCAAGCGCTTATACAACAAATGCGTATGCGTTAAATAGCATTTATGACGGACATTCATCAAAGTATTCAGTTAAATTTTATATTAGATTGCCTCAGAAAATGAAGATTAATTTAATTGAATTAAATTTAGGGTTTAAATATAGTAGATATTATGAAAATAGCGCTTCAACAGTCACAGTAAATTATGGAGATGGCAAAAAAGTATTTTGGACTTATGGACAATCTGGAATAAGTTCAACATCAACTTCAATACAAAATTTAATGGGTTCTTCGCAACCAGCTTCAGCTGGACGAGAGATAATTTTTGTAGATAGCGATTTAGCAGGAGAAAGAAGTTTTATTACTTCCATTGAAGAAGGAGGAACAAATAATGAAGTTTGGAGAATTAGTCCAGCTCTTTCTGGAACTCCTACTGAATATTCAATGGTTAATACGATGGATTTATTTAAAGCGGGAAAAACTGCTTTCACAAATTGGATACCTGAAGAAAGCGAATTGCAGTTTGCCTTGCCTTTGTTTTATTCAGACAAATTATTTTTAGAAATAGTTTTTAATACTACTGGTGTTCAAATAGATTTGCACGGAATAAATATTTATTAATATGAAAAATTTTAAAACAATAATACCAAGAGTAGAAAACCCAGACTTTGATAAGGTTAATCTTGAAAGTGAATTTAAATTTTTTAAAGATAATATTTATATTTGGTCAGCTAATAAACAAGCATCATCTGTAGTTCCAACTTATAAACCAAAGAATTTTTTTGAACAATTTTATTTTTACAATAGCGGAGTAACGTATAGACTTTATGTTTATATTAACAATATTTGGAAATATGTTGCATTAACATAAAATATGGCTACACAATATGTGCAAAAAATTGGAGAACAACCAATAACTTTAGAAGAAGCTGGAGTTCAAGCTGGTTTTGCAGCACCAACGCTGCAACAAGCTGCTAATTTAGGATTTTTTCCTGTTTCCGCGCCTACTTCTGGAGCTTATAAAGGGGTAATAAAATTAGACGGAACAACGAACGCTAATGTTTCTATTATTCCAAAACAAAATATTTTAGCAGATGTTAAACCAGAAGTTAGCGCAAGCGGGATGACAAATATGACTGGATTAGGAGACAGAACAGGAGTTGATTTGTCTGCAACTACTGCTAATTTAGCTGGGCAGCAAGCGCAGGAATTCGGCAATGCAAGATTGGCTAACGAAGGTTATATTAACGCCGCCTTTAGAGAATTGCATAAAAGAGATGCTAATATACAAGAATTAGCAAGTTTCAGAGGTAAAGGGATAGCTGATGTATTTAACGCTATTCAAGCTGGCGCGCCTAAAACGCCGACTTTAGTTACGCCAACTACTCCAACTGGCGCAGAAACTCCAACTATTCCAACTACACCAGCAAAAACAGCACCAAAGACAGCGTTTGAACAAATACAAGATATTTATACAGGTTTAACTAGCAAAATAACAGAAATAAAAGAGACGGCGGCAAAAGGAGCGGAAGTGGAAGCGGCGTCAGCGGCAATAACAACAGCAAAAACATTAGTTAATAATTTAAGAACGCAATTAGCAAATCAAGGGATATTAGACTATAAAGCGTTAGAAGTGTTGGGAGACAAGCCGATACTTAATTCAATGATAAGAGGACAACAGGCTGAATTATCAAGAGAACAAAAATTAGATATGATGATTGGACAGAATAATTATAACAATAGCTTGGTTAGCTTACAAATAGCACAGGGCAATTATGACAGAGCAAGAGAAATAGTCAAAGAAACTGCTAACGATTATTTAGAAAATATTAAATATCAAATAGAAGCGTTAAAAATACAAGGGCAGATTGAAGAAACAGAAGCTAACAGAATTGAAGCAGAAGCGGAAAAAGAAAGAAAATTAGCATTTGACGGATATACTTATATATCCAACCCTGAAGACTTAGCGTCAATAGCTCAAAATTTAGGAATTACAAGAGAGAACGAAAGTCAATATATATTACGATTAGGCGATAAAATCTATTTAAAGCCGCAAAAACCAGATGAGTTATTATCTGTAGCAGAGGCAAAATCATTAGGTGTTTCTTATGGCACTACAAAAGAACAAGCAGCTCAAAAAGGCATTATTCCTACAACAAAAACAACAGGGGCTCAATATAAATTAAGCACCGCCAACAAAGGCAAATTATTAGCGATTGGCTTTACAAATAGCCAAATTACACAATTGTCAAGTGATGTTAATGAATATGGAATTGACGCGGCGTTAGAGGGAATGCCAGATAATACAAAAAAATCAGTGAAAGCTATATTTAGTGGCATAAAAGAAGAAGAAAAAGAAAAAAAAGAAGAAGAAGAAGAATTGGATGACCAAGCAGTAAAAATAATAGTATCTGGAGCAGTTGATAAAGATGGCAATTTAGATATTAGTAAGATACCAGCCAATCAAAGAATAGAAATAATTAAAAGAGCAAAGAAAATAGGTTTGTTTGACGAAGAAAATGAAGAAACAAGTGGCTGGCTTTCTAAATTTATAACGGAAAGCAAAGATAGTTTGAAATATTTATTAGGTTTATAATATGTTATATACACCTGTGGCTGAACGAAAAAAACAACCACTAAAACAATTTTATAATCCAATTTCTAAAAGAGCAGGTTTAGTGGAAGCTAAACCTGTTTTAACAATGGGGCAAGAACGAGAACCAATTACTCCTGAAACAAAATCAATTCTTGACAAGTATATGCGCAAGGCAATAAGAGGAACAAAGGCTAAGTTATTGCAAACGCAAATGGAACAAACAGGGCAATTAACGACTGGACCGATATTGAAGATACCGCCAAGAGAAGAGAGACCAATAGAGCCAAAGCAAGGTGTTTTGGCTAATTTGCCAGCAGCAATAAAAGAAACAAGTATAAACTTTATAAAAAGTTATCTTAGGGAGGCTGTTGTTCCATCTCTTGAATTACTTGGTAGAGGAATAGAAAAAATAGGAAAAGGATATGAACCAACAGGAGATAAACTTTACGAAGAACTAAGTATTCCTAAGCAGTTGAAAGCTGTTGGTCAAGAGCAAGGCAGATTAATTGTTAAGGGAGCTTTGGATTTTGGTAGAGGAGAATTAGGGACAATCAAAGGAACTATTGGCGCTTTGCAATGGCTTGGTGTTAAAAAAGCAAAGCCAATAGCAGATAAAATAGAGGAATGGGAAAAGATAGTATCGCCAGAAAATCCAACTTTTATAGACAATCTAATATCTGGAGCTGGGTCAATGGCAGTTTTTTTTATACCATCCGTCGGTGTAATGAGGGGCGCAGGTTTAATTGCAAACTTTTCGCCTAAAATTGCCGCTACAGTAGGAGTTGGGACAATGACAATATTAGAAGCGGCCGCAGAAGCTGGCGATGTTTATCGTGATAGAGAAAAAGCAGAGAGCGCTGAAACAGCTAATGAATACGCCAAATTTACTTTTTATGCTAATTTGGCTTTATTAGGTATCACCAACAAAATTGGAATGTTCAATCCCAATATTAAAAATAATATTGTTAAAGCATTGTTATCAGCGCCGTTTGAAGGCGTGCAAGAATATGGGCAACAAATATTTGGTAATGTAGCTACAAATAGACCAATTTTAGAGGGAG